GAACAGTCTGCGGAACAGTCTGCGGAACAGTCTGCGGAACAGTCTGCGGAACAGTCTGCGGAACAGTCTGCGGAACAGTCTGCGGAACAGTCTGCGGAACAGTCTGCGGAACAGTCTGCGGAACAGTCTGCGGAACAGTTAAAAATAAATATTGTTTTAGATCGTGATTATATTCATAAACTATATATGAATATTAATACGTCAAAAATCATTATCATAGATGATAACGGTTATTCATTAACATTTGATGAAAATACCAATAGCAGTAAATATATTATCCAATTGGATTATATCGAATTAAATAAACCAATGATTAAATCATATAAAAATAATAATGGTGTAATTATCATTGGAGTTAATAAAATTGGTTTTTAAGTGTAAAATACTTCATACCTTATGAAGTAATAATTAAAAATAAGTTATAAAGGAGAAAATATCATGACTAAAACAGAAAAACAAATGTATTTTAATAAGCAGTCAATAGCTTATTATTCCGGATTAAACGGATTAGAAATAAAAGAAATTGTATATGATACCAATGATTATATTATTTTCGTTGTTAATTGTTGGTATGGTAAAAACAGTTATAAAGACGTTCATAAAAGCAAAATTTATTATTCGAATAATAGTGATTATTTTCGTTTTAATGGCTATAGAATCCTGTTAAATGAATGTATCAGAATGAATCTTTATTAATCTTTTATCGCTTTTTACTGACTCCATACCTTTATTTTATGGAGTCAGAATAAAGGTTATAAGAGTATAGCCTAAAACAATTTAAAGGAGATTTTAAAAATGAATACACTTAAATTAACAAAATGTGCTTATATAGCAGACAATAGCCATAAACTTTATTTTTATAGTAAAAAGGATTATGAAGAATCCAAAAAGTTACAATCATACTTTAAACAATGGTATGAAAATTTTGATAGTATAAAAAATACTGAAATACCGTTTAATTATGATGATGACGGTAATATTTATATCATGTTTGATAATAAAAAGCATTATTTAAATTTTGCTATGATAGCAGAAATAAGCGATAAAAGCAGCATTATTAATAAACGTAAATATTTTACTGCTGATGATATAAAAGAATCATGCACTAATTTTCATTTATTTTGTCATGATTCTTTATACAGTAACGATCTAAAATCATTACATTTTGAATTTTACACAAAAGATAATGAAGAATTGTTATTTATAAGAGTACATTTCAGAAATAATTATGAACGTTTTATAATCAGCACTGATAATAAATTTTATACTGACGGTTATTCCGGTAAATATAAAGAAATATCCATAGAATATTTATTAGATCGTTTGGAGATTAAAAGCAATAAAGCAAAAACAGAATTTTATCAGGTTATTAATGCCATTTTAGATTTATAGTTTTTTACTGCTATCATACTTCATACCTTATAAGCATGATAGCAGAATAAAGGTTATAAACCTAAAATATATAATAAAGGAGATTAAAAACAATGATTTAAAAGCATTATGCAAGGTATTTAATATCAGTCTTAAAGATCGTTATATTTATATACCGGATAGCAATATAAATGCAACAGTTAAAAAGGATAACGGAATAACAGTTATTACAGGAGTTAATAAAGAATTATGTGAACTGCTGCTTAATCAAAATAACGCATGGTTATTAGATTTTTGTTATGGTAGTTTATTAGATAATTATCTATATGAATGTAAAAATGGTTATATGGCATTTTATGAAACATATTTAAATAATTTTAGTTCCTGTTATACAGTTTATTTTTCCCGTGATTATAAAGTATGTGATAAATACTATGATGATTTTGATAATGATTTATTGGAGTCTGAAGAATTAAATAATATGTCTGCTGATGAAGTAATAGAAAAATATTTATAAAGGAGTATTAAAAATGAATATTAGAGATTTAATTAAAAATAATCCTAACAAAGAATTTAAAATAAAATATCGTGTTAGAAATTTTATAGATAAATATTCCTGTATAGATCGTTATTACACAACATATTTAACACGCTGCTTTATACCGAAAAATACTTCAGTTTTATACGGTTATATAGATCGTTATAACATTAAATCTTATTCATTAGATGATATTATGGAGATAGCAATTAGTTAATATTTATAGTTTTATACTACTTTATACCTTAATCAGGTATAAGGTAGAAATAAGGTTATAAGTATAACCAATATTATTTTAAAAGGAGATTTATACCATGATTTTAAGATTCTATAATTATGCCTATTCTGATAAATATAAGGGCAAGAACGTTAAATTTTATACTCAATTAATCGTTAATACTGAAAAACACTTTTATATGATTAATCATGATTTTATGGAGTCATGTTTAAAGCATGATTTTAATAAAGGAACTATTTTAAACGATAAAGATTTTAGATCGTGTTTAAATCATTATTCTGCTATTGGATATAAGCAGCCATATAACAATTTTACATTTTTTGCTTAAAGGAGTATAAACCATGTTAAAGAATAAATATTTATATCGTATTATCAGAGATATAACATTAACTGATTTTAAATGCTATGAAGAAAAACACTATTTATATGATGAAAATAAGTGCAATAAAATCGAATTTATCATATCAAAAGATAATTTTCTGCAAGATTATGTTATTTATAAAGCATTTTACTGTGATAATAAGAAAATTGCCGGATATTTTCCCATTAAACGATCTAAACAGTTATTGAGATTAGAAAAATACCTGTATTCTGACTGTTATGATATTTTCTATAATTGTATTTGTTATTTTTCAACAAAAGAAAATATAAAGGAGTTATAAAAATGGAGACAAAATTTATAAATTCTGTTAAAGATTCAACATTTAAAGAAGTCTGCTGCATGGAAACAAAAGAAATATATGATACATTTCTGCAAATGTACAATGACGGGGAAATTAATAATGAGATCGAAAATGTATATATTGATGAAGATGATAAAAAAGAATTTTTCCGGTATATAAAGCAGAAATATATTAACTGTTATGCCATTGTAACATTTAAATATTTTCAGAATCCCGGTGTTCTGCGTTAATTTTTATAGTCTTTTAGGATTCTATACCTATTCCGGTATAGACTCCAATAAAGGTTATAAGAGTTATAATCAATAATACAAATATAAAGGAGATTAACATCATGTATTCTGCAATTAATAAAATAAAAGTTGAAAAGGTTTTAAATAAATCTGATTTTTATAACATTATACAGACTATTGAAGAAAAACAATATGTCACTGATGGATGTTGTATATGGATTTTCCATAATGATTTATTTTCGGATAATGACAAATACTATTTTAAAGGTAAAGAAGTAACCAATGAAAAGCAGAAAAAAGATATTTCTGAAATGGTTAAAATCTATATTGAAAATATGGATTCTGCCTATTATGATTATCAGAGAGTTAATTTAACTCAAAAATGCAAACAGATAAGCGAAACAGGAACTACCAAAAAAGCAATTTATCTGCAAACACAAGAAAATTATCATGCCATTGTAGATGAAAAATATTTTAATACATTCTCTAAACGTTGTAATTTCTTCATTTCTGCGATCTATAAGCAGCCTATTATCATAGGGGATTCTGATAATTTATTAATCGGATTCATCATGCCATTAACTGAAAATAACGGTTATACTATTGAAAAATAACGGAGATAATCATGCAAGTTACAGTTAATTACTTTAATCCGAAAAATATAAACGTGTTTCCTGTTTATAAATCTATGTTACAACAGACTCATTTGCTTATAGGCGGTACTACAGGTTCAGGTAAATCCGTAATTATTAACGGTATTATTCATACTGCTATTTCTGAAAGTCCCGCAAGTAATGAATTTATATTCATAGATCCCAAACGTGTAGAATTATCAGAATACCGTTTTCTACCACATACTTTATATTATGCAAGTGAACCGGAAACTATCATTTCTGCGTTAAATTACGCTATTCAGCTAACAGAAAAACGTTATAAGCAAATGCAATTACGGAAACAACGTAAATACAATGGTAGTAATGTTTATGTGATTATAGATGAATTAGCAGATTTAATGACTACAAATAAACGTCAGGTAATGCCTATTCTACAAAGATTAGCGCAAATTGGACGGGCTGCAAATGTTCACATTATCGCAGCTACACAATGTCCGTTAGCTACTGTAATACCCACACAGATTAAAGTTAATTTCGATTCTCGTGTAGCTTTGAGAACACGTTCTGCACAAGATAGCAGAAACCTTATCAGCTTTAATGGTTGTGAAAAACTGCCTAAATACGGTAAAGGATATTACATGACTCCTGATTCTACAGATTTATGTGATTTTCCAATGTATGATAATTCTGATAGGCAATACTTGATTAAATTCTGGAACGATCAAAAACATTCCTGTTTTCTGCCTAAATGGTTATCAGCAGCAGTAAATGTTCTTAAAGGTTACTAAATTCTGCAATTTAAATGTTAAATCGGTACATTTTGTACCGATTTTTGCTTTAAAACGTCAATTTTTGTACATTTAATCTGAATTTTGTATTATTATAGGTTTAGGTTCAGGTAATTCCGGTTTATTATCAGAAATACCATAAGTATTTTCAAGATATTTCTTAGCTAACGTTTCCTTATCTACTGTTTCTCCTAACGGATTTATCCTAATCTGTACATCTTCTCTTTGATCTTTCATACCAAAGTAATTCTTTGCCCTAAAGATATACGTTACAGGAGTCAGTTTATTTTCTGTTACAAGTTTAGCATCAATAGCAGCTAAACATTCTTTAGCTATCTGTATCATATGCGCTCTTTCTGCATCACATTTGATACCATGTTCCCAACTATGTACCGTCATTCTGGTAACGCCTAAAGCTAAACACATATCTTCAACAGTAGGTATTTGACCGTTCTCGTAACATTCTGCAAAGTAATTATCTAACCTTTCTGCAACTTCATCATTTGTCATTACCGGAGGTCTGCCACGATATTTTATTGATTCTCCTATAATTCTTTGTAAATCTTCTTTTTTACCATCTCTATTAAGTCTTTTGATAGCAGTTGCAGGAGATTTTTCTACAATATTTCTAACAACTTCATCACTTCTCTGTTTCCTTTTCTGCTTATCTTTACTTCCTTTTGGTCTTGCCATTTCTGCATCCTTTCTGTTAGTATGTTAGTAGCATACCCATTTTTGCAGTAACTTTTCTATATTAAGAAAACGGCACTTCTTAAGAGAGTTTATAGCAAATTGCTATACATACTAACATACTCACATTTTTACACAATTTTTACTCCTGTATAAACAGGTACGTTTCTTCTGATAAGTTTTTCCTTATACCATTCAGGATGAGCGGTTACTTCTGCGTGAAACTTCTTATTACTGCATGAATAATAACCGTTTGTTCTGCACCATGATTTAAAACAGTCATAAAGAGTCTTTCCTAATACTTCTGAATTGTCATCTCTTTGACAACGATCTTCAAGAAACTGAAGTATCAGGTCATTATCCTTTTCATACTGTTTGACAACCTTCTGCATTTCAGCAGACATTTTCATACCTTCACGGATATATTTATCATATCCTGCTACCAACCATGAAAAAATTCCGGTCATAGCTTCAGGAGTCTCAAAGTATGCTTTCAGTTCCTTATCCTGTTCTTCATCTTTGAAGTGACGGGTAAATTCTATTACTTTGATACGTTCTGAAGCAAATAATGATTTATCACGAACCGCAGGAAGGTCATTACAGGATAACCATATCTTGAATTGTGGCATGAATGTTACTGCCTGTTCATACAGTCCCCTTGCTGTGATTTCTTCACCACCTGTATATTGTTTGATGGTAGATTCATCCAGTTTACCGGAATTTTCATTTTCTGACATGGTTACAAACCGTTTGCCTTTCAGCTTTGCAAGAACAGGACTTGCAGCGTTAGGGTCTTTCTGTCTGGTTGATCTACAGATAAGTTCTACAGGTGCTACAGTAGCGTAATCTCCTAATAAATGTTGTATGGTATTCAGTAATGTACTCTTTCCATTTCTGGTAGTTTTCCCATACAGAATAAACATACATTCTTCTTTACTGCTACCGAGAATAGAATAACCTAATGTCTTTTGAAGATATTCAGCTTTATCCTTATCACCTTCAGTGATTTCTTCTATAAATCTTTCCCAACGTTCACATTTTTTATCCTGAAAACCTTCTGTAAAATTAAAAGCTGTCTGCATTGTAAGTTTATCTTCCTGTTTCGGTTCGTAAAACTTCTGCTCTTTCAGGTCAAAAGTTCCGTTCTTACAGTTGATAAGGTTAGGATGATTGTCAAATTCATAAGCGTTTACTCTCATATCAGTTTCAGCATCTTTCAAGATTCTGCTTCTTACCCGTTGATCTCCTGCTTTGATGATATAAGTAAACCATTTCTTCTGTTTCTCTTTATCATCTATTTCGTAGACATATAAAGACAGAAGTTTGATAAACTGCTTCAGCTTACCGGAAACCAGAAGTGAACCTACATCTTTTCGCCATGCACCATCATGATAGGTGTACCATGTTTTATATTCAGGACAATACTTTGTATCATCTCCGTATAAATCAGAAAACAGTTGAGCCATACCTTTATCATCAAGTGAGTATTCCCAATCATTTTCAGGTTCAAGTTCAACAATCCGGTACATCTTATCACTTGCTTCTTTATCAGTAATAACTAATCCGTTATCAAATTGATAAAGGGGTAGTTCATCATTGTTCATTCTTTTTCTGCTCCTGTTCTCTGTAATAATACAGTTCATCTAAGACTTCATCATAAACACCTTTGATCTCATCTCCAAGATATTCACCAATGAGATTTGATAAATCATCTTCAGGAGTCAGCAACGTTTCAACACGTTTTGATTTATGTACTGCGGGGATTACAAAATTAGCACCCATAATTACCTTTCATACTTCGATATAGAAGTTACTATTCTTTGTACCTCTCCTACTGTTAAGGGAGGTTTGCAACACTTTTCATTAACCTTCAGTAATTCCTTATAAACTTCACTTTCGGAATATCCTGCTTTCCAGAATTGCCCCGCAAGTGATAATAAAGACACATTACGACCACCCTGTGATATTTCAGGATATTCAGGATTCAACGCAAAACGCCCATTTTCAGGCTTTTTCCATTGAGGGGTATAATTCTTCATCCTACCTGTATATCTTTGAAATTTACCGCTACTGCGCTTTAAATTTGATGGTTCTGAAAAGTATTTCTGTACAACATAATCAATTGCATCCTGATTCTCTATGATATGGTCATATAACATCATCTTACCTGTTGTGATAAAGTACCGTTTTTCACAGTAGATTTCCACACCTTTATCCATGTTATTTCTTCCAGAGAAGGGAAGTACACCTCTCAGAAAGATATGTACTCCCCTACCAGATTTAGATTTTTCAGTATAGGATTGACAATGTTTGATAATATCAACACAGAGAGGTGTAAGTAATCCATCCTCAAAACCTGTATCAATATCAATTCCTACCAGACCATTATCTTTACAAAATACAAAACCGACATAATCATAATATCCCTGTTCAACACAACCATAAGCCTGTTGAAAACTTCCCCACGTTTCAGGATTAGAAGAACTTGCACCTTCGTAACCATATGGAGACATGGGACATTTATTATGATCCCAAGCACAAACCCATTGATCCAGAGATTTAAGTTCTTCAGGAATATTGTCAGTATTCATTATTCTCTCCACATATCAAATCCATTTTTGATTGTCAATACTGTCCAATACAGTACAATGTATTTCCACATATTGTATTGATAAAACAGTCCGATTGCTACTATCAAAGAGATGATGAATAGTAACGTGGTTAAATATGTTTTCATTCTTCACCATCTTTCTTATTCAATTTCTCTATCAGATTACTCAGAATACCAATAACCAATACTGCTATGAAAGTAACCTGAAAGATCGCTGCCAGTACCCAAAATATATTAATTGTTAGTTGTTTGCAAATTTCTATCATACTATCCTCTGTAATTCATTTTCTTCAAAACCTGTAAACATTCCTGTCTTATCTGTACTAATCTTCTACAGATAGATTCGTCAGAATGTTCAGGAGGAATTGTTTCAAAAGTATAACCTTGTGATTCATATGTGTTAGGTTTCACATCTAAAGATTCTTTTACTCCCTTCAGAAGTAATTCAGCGGTATCAAGATGTAATTTCAAATTGTAAATATCACTGTGTCTCATGACAACCCCACAAGAATAACAAATATCACTAAGCTATAAATCAATATAGGCAGAAGGACAATCCACCATGAAACTGTAATCACAGAACATAGTTTCAAAACAATCAGAACTACTTGAAGCGTAGAAATAAAGTAGGTAAAGCAACTCATTAGATTTCTCCTGTAATCAATTCGTAATAAGGAAGTCTTTTGATCCACGCACAAAAATCTCTCCATTCATCCAATTTATGAGCATGACGATATTTATATATGTTTTTCAAAACTGCATAATTGAATTGATATGTTCTTCTCTGATTGTATGAAGATGGTAAAAGCTGAATCATTTGCCACCAGTCATTTTTCTTTTTACCATCCATCAAATACAACTTTCTCCATTCATTCAAGATTCTTACAGTTTCCTTTAACAGCATCATAGATGAATACTGTAAATGCTCATGACTGAAGTCATCTATTTCAAATTCTTTATCTGCAATTTTAAACATTGTTGAACACGAGTTACAAACCGTCCCTATCTTATAAGTTTCAAGTTCTTTGTAAAAATATAAAGGAGCAATAATATCAGTAGTGACAGTAATCATTCTCAGGAATTTCCCGTGAACCTGTCCTGCATTTGCTAACTGCATCATCAATTGATAATCATTATCACCAAGACGATTTTCAGCGAATGATCCGTCATTATTAAATTTCGTATCGCTTCTGTACCAACTATTTTTAGGATTCCGCATACCTCTGATTGCGGGTTTCCATCCATAAATCTCTGTATTTTCAAAGAGTATCATTCTGACATTCCTTTCGATAACACTTCATGTAATCTTTGAAGTCTAAACCTTCCAATTTAGCAACAGCTTTTAATGCTTTCTTAGCACTATCAAATTTAGGAGTGAGAGGAATATTACTTCCTCTCTTAACTCCGTAATAATTCTTTGTACCCTTTTCCTTTTGAATCACATATTTCAGCATGGACAATCCTTATTTACTCCGATACCACGATGTTTCATCCACTCTGTATGTTCAGTAGGAATAACCATGTTCTCAAACTTTTTGTAAGCATCTAAATACCATTCAGCAGTATCACCATTAAAAGTAAGTTCATAGTACATTCCGTCAAAGAGAGAAGTTGAAATGAGATATTTCCAGTTCCTCAGGATTTTTGATTTCCAGACAATATAAACTGAATAATCCGGTATAGGATCACTTTTATCAAGATGACCGTAAACATACTTTGCTACAATATCAACAGCTTCAATATCTTTGTTGAAGTCAGGGATATAACTTACAGTTTCTTCTTCCATACCATAACACCTTTCATTTAGATATTCATCAGTTAAACCAAATCCGAACATCATATTACCTACTCTGTGTGAAAGTAATCGGAACAATCATTTCAGGTAAGAAATTGACTTCGTAATGATACTTATCAACAAAAGCACCTGAAATATCTTCTACAACATAAGTAGTCCAATCATTCAGATTGACAAAATGTTTTTTATACTGATTAGGAGCAACTTCAAGGATAATATCAACATCACCAGAACTATGTTGAATAGACATATTACCAATGATTTCAAGAAGAATAGTATCAGTTCTGGTATTAATAACCGTTACCCTTCTTGTTACATTGAAGTTGTCTGCTTCTTTACTGATATTATTTGATACCCTTTCAGCTTCATTACAACCCGCAAGGATAGCAATCATCACAACACACAACAGAATGGTAAAAATTCTCTTTTTCATTACATACTCTTTCGTTCAGCAATTTCAGCCATTTTTGCATCATTCAAACGAGTAGCACCATGTACCCGTGAATAACTCAGATACCCGTTCATACGGTCAATCTTTGTCAAATTCTTGCTGCCACATTTCGGGCAAACATCCATCTCCAACTCCTGATGACCACAATCATCACAATATGCAAGGGAAAGATTTACACCTTCGTAATATCCCTTATCCATAGCCCTTCTTACCAGAGTTCTGATAGCTTCGATATTGTAGGCAATAGGATAGCGAACGTACTGAATTTTTCCACCGTTAAACAGTTCCCAAAATCTACCTTCTTTATCCTGCTTTTCGATAGGAGAAATATCTTCAGTAACGTGACAATGGAAACTGTTTGATACATACGGTCTATCTGATACTCCTTCAATAATCCCGTACATCTTCCTGAACTGTTCTACTTGCAGACCACAGAGAGATTCAGCAGGAGTACCATAGATCGCATACAACCAACCATCTTCTTTCTTATACTGAGTAACTTTCTCATTGATATACTTCATGACTTCAAGAGCAAATTCACCATCTTCAGCAATACTCTTTCCGTTGTAAAGCATCTGCAATTCATTAAGAGCGGTAATACCAAAAGAAGTAGTCATAGGTTTCAGGATAGATTTGATCTTATCAGTAGGTTTCAGATTTCCTTTATAAGCACCACCTTCACAAAACATGACCGGATTTGTGCTTGCTTTCATCTCTCCTACATATTCATATGTCCGTTTATGGATATTACGAATCATTTCAAGATAGTAATCAAGAACTTCATAGAAGTCTTTTCCTTCCTGTCTTGCTTTTGCAAGAATCATAGGAAGATGAAGTGAAACAGCACCCAAATTAAATCTGCCTACAAATACAGGTTTGTCATCTTCATCAGCGGGACTCATCCCGCCACGCTCAAACCACGGAGCAAGAAAAGCACGACAACCCATAGGAGAAATTACACGACCATATTTCTTATAAGTTTCAGAAATATATCCTTCACCTGTAAGAGATAACCAGTCAGGATACATTGTTCTTGCGGAACACATAATTCCTGCTTCAAAAACATCTTCACATTCCTTACCTACTCCATGAAGTTCTTCATCATAAAGAAATACAAGTTTCGGGAATAATACGGGTTTCTTATTACCTTCTTTCCCTTCACCGTTAGCGTGTACTCTCAGAAAAGTTTTACAAGCCATTTTTCCGAAAATATCAGTAGCAAGTCCGAAAGTCATTGTGATGAAAGGATAGTCTCCACGTGACGATCCAACAGTATTTAATTTCATTTCAATTCCCTGAAATCCCTGTTCGAAATCTCTTTGAACTTTTCTCATGGCATAACCAACAGCCTGTGCCGAAACATCTTCTTCCCCGACACCCCAACATTTTGCAATATCGTAAAATTCATCACGATATTTAATGAAGGATTTCTCAGCATAAGGAGCAAGAATTTTATCCACTTCAGGAACAGTAAATCCACCATATTGCTGTGCAGCTGTACTGAGAATAATATCTCCCATGACATCAAAAGCGGTATCAAGAGTATGGGGTTCGTTATACCAAACGTTACCCATCTCAAAACCACCCTTCATGATGTTGTCCAAGTCACATAAACAACAGTTGATTGAATCCAGTCTCATAGCTTGATCGTGAATGTAGATATATCCATCTTTACAAGCCTGTCTTTCTTCAACTGTCATAAAGAATTTCCTGTAAAGTCTTTTATTCAATTCATTGAAAATCAGACTTCTCTTAGTAGCTACCAGAGCAGAATCAGAATTAGAATTTTCTCTGTCACCGATATACCGGATTGATTGTGAAGCTACATAAACTTCATCCATCATATGAACAAAATCAATCTTATAATTCCGGTAATCTCTGTAACTTTTAGCTACATCAGGAAACAGTTCTTCAAGAACTTTCTCAACAACGTTATGCATTGTTTGAATATTGACAGTTTCCTGTCCTTCAAGTTCCTGAACCACTCCACAGACAATATCAGCCATATCTTCATCTGTGAGTTCTACCATAGCACGTTGCGCTGATTTAGTCACAGCATTTGCAATTTTGATCGCTTGAAATGGTTCTTTCGTACCATCTTTCTTTATCACTTCCATATAAAACTACCTTTCCTAATTTCAAAGTTTCCTGAACGTCAATGACTCTTTGATTTGTACTTCCCGCCCATGGGTAATTAACATCTAACTTATCCTGCTCAAATCGACCATCAACAAGTACATCAACATATTTCCAAAGACTTTCAGGAATTACAAACATTTCTTCTAATTCTTCCCAAGTCCAACCTGTATAAATCCAGATCGTTTTTTCAGGAAAATCAGCTTTCAAATATCTGCATATACACAGTACGTGTAAAACATTATTTGTATGCAGAGGATCACCACCTGAGATTGTCAAACCGGAAATATAATCTTTTTCCAGTTCTGCATAGATTTCACTCATAGCGGTAAGGTCAAAAGTTAGACCGTCATCAGGATTCCATGTGACAGGATTTTGACACCCTTCACAATGATGGTTGCAACCTGACACCCACAGAACAACTCTTAAACCGTCACCATTCCTCATATCATCATGAGTAATATTGTGGTATTTCATTTTCGTTCCTTTCGATAGGGTTTATCATTCACTCTCCCGTATACACTAATTTTGCCGTTAGCCAAATCATCATAGTGATGTTGACAATAGCCCAAATTATCAAACCTGCATAATTTTCGGAATCTCCGTCATACCTACCCAAAGTATAAAAAAAGGTTGAAAACAATAAGATTCCGAGTAACCAGAAGAAATTCATTCTTCACTCCTCGTTATATCCGCTTTGACAGGAAGTTTACTGATAGCATCATATACCGCTTGTTTATCAACAAGGTCACTCATAAATCGTCTTCTTTCCGGTGATTACTCAGGTTTGTGACGAAACCTTCAGGATAACGGGCAGAAAGTTTATCAACATTCATTTGAAGTATTTCATCCAGTTCCCAATTCATAGCTTTGCAGAAAAGAGCTACATACCACATCACATCACCAAGTTCCTTTTTCATATGATCTTTGTCTAAAGGTTTAGCATGGAAAATCCACTTCTTAACCATATCCAAAAGTTCACCTGTTTCTCCTGAAAGACCCAAGCAACTATTTAAAAGTTCAGCAATATATACTCCTTCATTGTAGATATGCGTCTTAGCAAGTCTTTCAGAATGTTTCCCGTCATTAGTCCTCATAGCTAATGCTTGATATTCATTTCCAGTCATCTTTATCTCCATGTTTGAAAAATAAATAACTTATTATTGTCAGAAGGTTATAGAGTAAAACGATTCCAATAATAAGCCAAAACATACTTTATACCTTATTATATCTTGAAAATAGATAAGGTATGGAGTAATATAATTTCAAAAAATTTTATCACCCCATACCAAATTTTTATTAACCTAAAATATCATCCAGATTCAGAGGTTTTTTAGGAGCAGACTTCTTTACCGTAGGTTCAGTATCAAAACCTTCAGCATGAGTCTTTTCACGACCAAGACGGGAGAAGGTAGTAAAAGTCCCCGGCTTTTTTGTAGATTCTACCTGTTCGTGAGTAATATCACAGCGGATATACTTACCTACCATGTCCTGAAGTTCTACTTCTTCGCCATCGGTAATTTCATCCAAATCCATAGCTACCATGTAGAACTTACTCAGCAGGAACATAGCGATAGAATTTTCAGACTTACCGTCACTACCATAGATACTGAAATTTTCAGTATGAGTCTGACCGTTCACATCTTCCAGAATGATCTTACATTTACCGAAAGATTCAAACTTCTTATCATCCACAGACTTCACACGAAGCACAACGTCTTTTCCTTCAGGAATAGGGTCAAAATTTGCATAGGTTAAACCAAATTTAGCCATTATTTAATCTCCTTATTTGTTAATCTGTACACAACAGATTCTTTTGTTTTGTATTTATCCAAGATACCATCTTTCTCCATAGCATCTTCATCAACCTTATAAGAAACGGTCTTAGCAAGAGTCCACTGATATTTGTTGCTGACAACAACCTTATTGATACCTTCTTTAAACTCTTTTGTCATGGATTGTTTGATAAGGTCTTTTACTTTATCAAGACGTTTTTCATCATCCTTATAAGTAGCTTTAATCCCGTCAATTTTCTTCTGTAAAATTTCAGCTTCTTCAAGAAGTTGAGTAAGGTCAGTTTCAGGATTCAAATTGTTAGATCGAAGTTCTTTGAGAATTTCAGCATCTTTCTTTTCATCGTATTTCGGACTGACACCACCTTCAACAAACTTTTTCCACCACTTTTCAACAGTAGCTATGATCTTATCCATATTCGGATAACGTTCACTGACTTTGAAAGGTCTTTCAAAAGTATTCTGTGAATTGACTACAAAACCTTCAGGATTCTGATAATCTTTTTCTTCAAGGATTGTACAAACCATGATAACGTCATCTACTCCAAGAAGATAAGCATATAAAGCAGCTTGCATAGCATAATATTCAGGAATATCATCAAGCCAATCTTCAGATCGTTTTGTAGTTTTCATTTCCAGAACAGTTTCTGGTTTACCATCTTTATCAACAAAGAGGTAATCCCACATACCACCAAAAATAGGATTGTCAGGAAAGAAGTCACCACGAGTTTTGTTGAAATAATCTTCACCGTACTTATCAGCAGGAGTAAGCAGATTACGCCAGAAGTATTTACCATTCATAAACCCTGCCTGTTTCGGTTCGATTGTTTTACCCGCAGAAGTATAGATGTTATCTTCAAACGGTTTCTCATAAGTTCTGGTAATGGCACACCACGCTTCAAAAGCAGTAGTCCAGTCATTCAAACCAAGTACCGCTGCGAAACGAGTACCGGAAATTTTCTTATAACCCTTTGCGGGGGGGTCAATACTGATTGTATTGTTGTCATTCCATGTAATCATGATGAATATCCTCTCCATGCTCTTGAAAAGAATGATTTACTCATATCGGTAAGAATAAATTTCTTCTTTCTTTTATCCCATTTCTTAGCTTCACAGGTTGTGTACATCTTGAAGAAATGTATATCCTGCTGTTGCATATTGTATTTAGCGACAGATCGCTTAATCTTCCTCAGCATGGTCATGTTTCACCCCTAAAATAGTGCGGAAGTAGTCACGGGTAAGACCGTAAGCGTGATTCTTTTCAAAACCTACATCCAAGAAGGATTTATAAAGGTCAAATACGATTCCGGTCAATTCTTCATGTTTCTTATGAATATCGACAGCAATATCATTTTCTTCCGGTTCATAGTCGTATTCATCATCTTCAACGACTTCAAAACTTCCAACAAACTTTACTTGCTGAATTTTCCCGTCATGGTCTATATAACCCAAAAATACACTTTCTTCACTTCCTTCAGGTTTCATATTATTCTCCTTGATTAATTCATTCAGATACCAGATAGCTTTCTGAATATCTTCTTTACCATTTTTCTTGTCAGATCGCCACAAATATTTGAAAGCGTTCAACTGACAGAAATTTTTAACAGCATCTTCACCAAATACGTCACGCATTACTTCAATGCACTCGTATTTTTGACCTTGATAATGGTCAGGATGATTTACATTCTTTGCCAACATTTAGACCTAACCAATTCTTATAGTATTTTGTAAGGTAGTAATGAGCATCCTTCAGCATATGATTTCCTTCGTTACTAAGGCACAAATGCCTACCATTACTCTGGTAATAAGGACACCTTACACACCCACCGTCACCGCTGCAAATCCCGACAGCTTTTACAACATCACCTAATTCTTTAGTCGGTAATTCCATATTCAGCCAACATTTCTTTCAGTTTTGCAGTAAGCTGTTTACAAACATCAGCAGTCAGGTTAGTGAAAGCATCTGTTTTCAGAGCAATCTTGTTTACAAAATCCTCTTGTTTTTCATCAACACCAATCAACTCTTTACAGAGAGATTTCAGTTCTTTGATTTCATCTTCAGTAGGAACATCTTCTTTAGTCAGTTCCTTCTTAGCTTCTGCACGTTCTTCAACAGTAGCAGGAGGTTTCGGTTTAGATTTCCTCTCAGGAATTTCTTCTTCCTCATCTCCACCAAGATTAGGGTCAATTTCATCCGGTTCAATGACTTCAAGAATCAGCATCCACAGATACCTTCTCAGGTAAGTAACTGAACCACCAAGAGCCTGAATATTGTTAGTAACAACATTTCCTGCTTTACTGATAATTTGATCCATATATCCATATGGAATTTCAAAACAGATAGGTTCTTCACCCATAGCATCAGCGTTGAAAACTTTTGCTACTGCGTGTTCAGTAGTGATAGACATATCATTGATAAGTCCAACACGGTCAAAGATGGGAATTGCGTATTTCAGAATATCTTCCAATTCAAAATACTTAAATTCCAGTTTGACATTCTTACCTGACTTACTTGTTCCTGCTCTCAGGAACATAGCCCTTGCTTTCGCAAGTTTCCGACCTACAGACATTTCCGTATAGTCCATCTTTAAACTCCTTAGAAATTCAACTGTGTAATAAAAGGTGGATCACCACCATTCAGAAAATGAGTTGCTTGAACTGCATTATCTTTTTCTTCATATACTTCAACGATTACGATATGACCGTTTGCCGTAAAATATCCGACACCGTAGCAAACACAACCATCCCAAATAGGAGAAAACATATGGTTATAATTCATACTGATATAACCTTTTCCTTCTTTGAGGTCTTTTGCTCCTTGTTCATCAAAACCGATAATGATAAACATTTCAATCTCCTAATATCGCTAAAATATCCTTAGCTAATTTATTGATTTTTCTTGTATTTTTCTTCTCAGGTTTAATTCCCTGAAAATCTTTGATATATTTCCAAGCTAACCGGATATACCATTTACGATCTACTGCATCAAGAGTAAGATGATTGTCATTGTCAATAACACAATGAGTAGGTAATCCTGCTATCTTAGCATGACTGTCATTTTCCTTTTTCACTTTATAAAGAGTGCCTAAAGTCTTATCTTTAGAAGCATATACTCTATTACACCTTTGAACAGGAATTTCACAAGCTGTATTTGTACTTTGATACACTCTTGAATATTTACTGCTTGCTTTTGCAATTAATTGAAATTCAAAGATATTATCAGAAGCATTTATAGTTTCTTCAGGAATAGTACCTGATACAAAGTAATCCTGAATAGCTTTTGCTACAATCGTTGCATTATTGTTTACTTTCCAAGCACCTTTATCATCAACTCCTCTTACTAATTGACCTCCTTTAACTTTGATTTCCTTAGTTTCATCAACAGGAACTTCAATGTAGTTATTAACATCCTTCTGAACAACTTTTCGGATAAAATCTTCTTCAAGTTCAAATCCTGTCCGGTCTTGCCATTCCTGAGTAATTTCCTGCCATTTTTCTTCATCAGTATTGTCAAAACTGACCATAATACCATCTGTATTAAGCTGAATGACTTTCAATGTAGGACATTCTTTTATCAAATGTTCAGACAGTTCCAGAAGGAATAATTGACCTGTAATACATACAGACCGTCCCATGAGCGGGTCATAAAGGTCATTGTAGGCATGAAGCATAGCACCGTAGGTTGTATTCAAAACCAGTTTCAAAGCATTTGCAGTAGCTTTATCACCAGATTTCTTAGCTTCAACTCTTTTTGCAATTGTTTGAGCATATAAATCAGGATTAGGAATATTCCTGCTGTTGTACCCCATCACCCGTACAATATTCGGATAGTAGCTTGCAACATCTTTGTTCCTGATTGATCGTGTTTCAGTAGATTCTTCAGTATAAGTAGGAATAGCACCATGAATACCACCGTAGGCAATAGTGGTTTCACATTCACCTACCATCAGTTCAAGTTTTGCACCTTCATACTTCTTACTGTGTTCATCATATCCACCGAACAATTCATAATCTTTTACTTCTGGATTATGTAATTTGTCAAAAAACTCAAATACCTCATCAGGAATGTATTCTTTCAGCAGATTTTCAGGATATTTGTAATCACGTTCATCTGTATAAGGTTGTAATGGTTTCACAGCGTGTAGATATGCGCTTGTAAGTTTGGCATTAGTCATATAAAGTGAACGTCTTACATCAATACCTACTGCTTCACCAAGTTTTATCTTATTTTGCAGATAGTTTTCTCTTAAGTGAAATAGTTTCTCTGTTGAATCAACATCATACTTACAGTATTTGATAGTTTGTTCGATTTCTTCAGGAGTCAATTCACGATCAAGATTAAAATCAACTTCTGTTTCTTCAATGGACATATTCAAATGTGCTTCAATAGATTTAAGACTTAAACCTTCCTGCATATCATCCATCAAATCAAAAGAATCAAAGTAGATTTTTAATCTTGCAAGTTCCGGTATATCCCAACCGTTTATATGCTCCAAGATAATCAAATCATTGATGTCTTTCACATCTTCAGGACATCCTTCAGCAAGAATAGCTTTCAGAAGATGATTGTCATAATGTTTGTTGTTGAATCCGCAAAGTAACGGGTCTTGTTCCATGAACCACTGAACCTGATACGGGTTATTGTGCATGACTTCATAATCTCCGGTCATTACATTCTTGAACACAACAATCCAATCATGAGCAAAACATTCAATGTCATAAATCCAAATATTATCTTGTATCACTTTATACCTCCTTTCATAATAATTCTTGTTATGGTATCAAGAGCGTTACTGATAAAAATCATTCGGTTAATCCCGCTGCGTATCTCGCATTGATACTACCTTCATAAAGATAGTTATAGTAATACATAGGCATATCCCAAAACAGCCTATTTCCTACTTTTTGATTCAATGCTTCAGTAAAATCCTTGTCAGACCAGTTAGGAATATCAGTAAATCGGGTATCTCCGATAAAAGACCTTTTATACATCTTATTCCATACTGCAATATAATTATGTTGAGGAGTTTGACGGTAATACCCCATACCAGACCAGATAAAGGAGAAATAGAGAACGTCCATATCAGGATGATTGAATGTCTGTTTATTCAGCAGACTCAATACATATTCATGAATCCACCAGTCATCATGATCTAAGAACAAAATCCAATCACCAGAAGCATTATCCAGACCTACATTACGAGTCAGACCGTCACGCTTGAAGTCCACTTCAAATAACTTCACAGGGTACTTCTTAGCTACTTCAACTGTCTTATCAGTACAAGCATCAGCAATAACCAGAATTTCGTAATCAAGAATTGTCTGAGTTATTACAGAATCAAGACATCTTCCAAGACATTTTTCACCATTATGTGAAGGAATGATTATTGAAAATTTAGGATCCATTTCAACTCTTCTTCTTTTTGATATTTTTTCAGATAATAAAGCATAGCTTTAAAAACTTTTTCACTGATTTCAATCTTTCCACAATGTCTTATACATTGAGGATATTTATAATAAGGGCAAGATTTAATGTTTTCTTTTAATGAACAACATTCCGCTGCCTTTATTACATTTTCAAGTTTTATCATTCCATCTCCTTCAAATGAGCAGGAACAACAGGTGCTTTTGAACTTTCCTGTTCATCCCATGTTTTTTCAGAAAAGCAGAAACTACCGATATGTCCGCACTTCACACGACTGTCACACCACATCTTCTTACCCAACCTTGCCATTCTCCAACAGAAAGAATAATCTTCACCTAATTGTGGCATAGGATAAAAAGGTGATACGGTAAAAGAAGAAGCTATTTCTTCTAAGAGTGAAGTCCGCATCATCGTACAGGCTAAACCTGAACCACCGATCTCAAATACTGAATTACGGGGATAATCCGTATAAATTTCAGCACCATGAGTTACAACACCTGTCTTTTCATTTCTTTCATAGGTAATAGATTTTGCTATTACAGGTCTTACCGGAAAAGCACGAGAAAAACAAAGTCCGGTTACAAAATCTTTTCCTGATTCACAATCTTCAAGAAGTAGTTCAATTGTGTTAGGTTCAAAAGTCATATCAGAATCAAACCACATGATGTAGTCAAAATCTTCTGTCAATGCTTTCATAGCTAACTGATTTCTTGCTTCATAAACCAGACTGCCGATTTTTACAGAAATTTCAGTATTCTTTCCATTCAGTTTCAAACCAAGCAGACTGACCATAAACTCAGCTTTCACTTCATGAAGCATGGGAATAGCTATTAAAACTCGCTTATCCATTAGTCATCTACCTCACACCCACATTTACGATAGTGAGTACAACGTTTCTTATAACTTTTCCACAAATATTTAATTCCTGCATCTACAAAATCGTAAACATAAGGAGTTTCCTTATCAGGAAAAGTTCTTCGTACCCGTCCAACACTTTGAACGATCACAGCATAATCTTTTTGCGGAGTAGTCATATAAAGTCTATCCAGACGGGGAATGTCAAGTCCTTCTTTGCAGAGAGCATAAGTAGCAAATAGAAAATGTTTCTTACCATCTCTCATATCCTGAATAGCTTTTTCACGAACATCTTTTTTCGTAGTTCCTGATATAACAACAGCACTGTCTTTTATTGCAGTAGGTAATCTGTCTATCAGAGTATTCAAATGACTTACTCTTTCAGAAAGTACGAGATTGTAATGTTCCCGACTAATCCATAAATGTTCAATAATTTGTCCGTTCCTGCTTTCATTCTTGCAGAGATAACTTATCAATGCAGGATAATTGATAGTTCCGTCATAATTCAGATATTCGTTAGAATATCCTGCAAAAGTGACGATAGGTTTCACAACAGCATCCATTGTAAAATCTTCAACAGCTTCATCAGGAACAGTGTAAACAACTTTACCTAAAAGAGCATAAGTAGCTTTAATCAAACCGTCTGCTCTGTGTACCGTAGCAGACAATCCATACTTATGTCTTGCTCTCAGAGAATTAAGAACATGATAAAATCTGGTTACTGTTGTAGGAGTACCGGAAACTCTGTGACATTCATCCACAATAATACAATCCCATGTATCTTTATATTTATCCAAATCTACATTACACATTGTCTGTATCGTAGCGAAAGTCATTGTTTCACCAATATGTACTTTTCCTTCAGTAATTGTTCCCAATTTATCAGGATTAATATATCTTTCAGCACGTTCTTTACTTTGATTCAGCAAATCTTTTGTATGTGTTAGCCATAAGGTACGAACAGAATGTTTTGCAGCAAGGGCAATACCCATCTGAGTTTTACCAGAACCCGCAGGAGATTGAAGTATTCCGTAATGATTATGAAACATCTCATCTACTGCTTTTTCCTGATACTCATAAAGCGGTATAGTTCCACCAAAATCTACTTTTTCTTTAGGCAGAAATGTTTGTTTAACATTCTTAATGTCTGTAATAAGAGGTTTTATATCTCTCAGACAACCAAAAGGAATGATGATTGTGTTACCGTCTAACTCATAGAAATAGAGTTTTACCGGAGTGCGCCCCGTCCAGAATCCCATCCGTTGTTTCTTTGCAAAGTCGGGATTAGGCATTTCCAGATTGTCACGACACCAATCAATTACTTCCTGTTCAGGATATGTGATTCTGATTGTGTTACCAATTTCAGTAAACATCTACATCTCCTGTTCAATTCTTGAAAAGATACCTTCAAAAGTAGGCAAAGATTTGATTTCTTCTTCATTCAGAGATTTCTTATTTGTCCTTTTTATCAGGTTGTAGCGAATATAAGAGAACAGATAAATCTTATGATTCAGAAGCAGAGCAAAGAAAGCGTAACTGTTTCCACGATCAAACCATAACCGCATAGCAGTTTCCTGATTACCTTCTACTCTTGAAAGAGGAAATGTACCGTTTGAACAAACTTTAGCATCAATGAGAATTGCAACATTATTCTTTACTGCGATAATGTCAGCGGGTTGTCCTGCACTGTTTTGAGTCAGGTCAGTACACCACCAACCTTTTTCAGCAAGTTTCTGACAAAGCTGTTTCTCAAATCTAACGCCTACTGTTCTGTTTTCCGTACTTTCTTTCATACCATTCCTCATATTCACGTTTATGTTCTTCATCTTGAAAGTAATCTTCTACTTTCTCCATCAAAGTTACAGAAACCAAAGGTTTCTTATTCAACAAATCTGTTAATGAAATATCGTTCATAATCATCCAGAATCATATTTGCTGTTAAGAGTACCTTATCAACTTTTTCACCTACACGGGGCTGAGTCTTAGAAAGCATTTCACTCATTTCACTTTTCGTGACTTCAATTCCTCTGAGATGAAGTTGAAAAATCAACCATTTGTAAGTCAATCGGTTATCACTGATAAACTCACGAATACGACCACGATCATCCATATATCTACCTCCTTTCTAAAAAATCCCGTGAAGGAAGGCTTTTGTCAATACCGCCCACAACAGCAGAGCATAAGGAGAGAGTAAGAGTAACTCTACAATCATAGGTGGTTCATCATCTTTTTGCTTCGTTTCTACAGGTTTATAGCTAAGATCAATGATTTTTCTCATACCTACCTCCACGGGTTTTAAAACTTTGTGAACAAAAGTATTGACAAAATATCCCTCACACCTTATAATGAATTTGCGGTTTTATAGGTATGAAAACTCAAAGACGGAGATTCTTTGAGAGGGATATTTTGTTGTCAAAGTTCATTTCGTTCACTTAGTCATCATTATATTCCTAAAGTGCATACTGTCAAGGGTAATTTACAAATAAGGAACATTTTTATGACATTTTATGACAATCTGCGTAAAGCGTGTGCTTTAAGAGGGACAAATGTCACATCTGTACTCAAAGCACTCAATATGAGTTCGGGAAACGTCAGCAAATGGAAGTCAGGAGTTACACCAAAAGCTGATAAACTAAATGCACTTGCGGAACATTTAGAAGTATCTACTGATTATCTTTTAGGAACAGATAATATTGTTCTTTCTGATGAAGAAAGAGAACTTATCAGAAGATACCGTGAACTGTCTAACGATAGTCAGGTAGTAGTCAAATCTGTAATCATACAGGAAGGAAGGATTAAAAATGTATGAAGATGTTAAGAATGTAGTTCTGTATGTTCGCTACAGTTCTTCTAACCAGACTGAACAATCAATTGAAGGACAGACACGGGTATGTACCGAATTTTGTGAAAGATTAGGGTTTCAGATAGTCCAAATTTATGCAGATAGAGCAACATCAGCTTCTAAGGATATTGAGAAACGTGTAAATTTTCTGAAGATGATAGAAGATTCAGAGAAAAGGAAGTTTGATGCAGTTGTTGTTTATAAGTTAGATAGATTTGCCCGTAGTCGTTATGATATGGCAACATATAAATACAAGTTAAGAAAGAACGGAGTACAACTCATTTCAGCTACAGAAAATATATCTAACGATCCTGAAGGTATCATCTTAGAATCAGTTCTTGAAGGTATGGCTGAATTTTACTCAGCAGAACTTTCACAAAAGATTAACAGAGGTCTAAGGGAAACTGCTTTAAAACATAACTTTATCGGAGGACACCCGCCACTCGGATATAAAGTAGTGGATAAGAAATATGTTATAGACCCAATAACAGCACCTATGGTAGTAGAAGCATATGAAATGTATGCTAACGGGGCAACAATAGCTGAAATAATCAGAACCTTTAATGAAAAAGGTTACAGAACATCACGTAACACGAAGTTCAACAAATCTTCCTTTACCAGAATGTTCAGGAATGAGAAATATATAGGAGCATACTCATTTCATGAATATAAAGCTGAAAATGCTTTAGAACCTATTATCAGTAAAGAATTATGGGATAAAGTACAAATGAGATTAGAGGATCAAAAACCATCAGGAACATATAAAGCAAAACGTACATACCTTCTTTCAGGAAAACTCTTTTGCGGTCATTGTGGTAATCGTATGAATGGTAACAGTAATGGTACTGACTACTTTTACTATGAATGTTATGGAAAGAAGATGATAAAGAATGATTGTACAAAACGTAATATGAGAAAAGATTTTATTGAAAAAGTAGTAGTTGAAGATGCACTGTCTTTACTTACTGATGAAAATATTGAAATGATTGCAGATACCGCAGTAAAACTTAATAATAAGGAACTTGCTGAAACTACCAATATTCCGGTCATCAAATCACGTTTGAAAGAAGTAAATACTACTCTCAATAATATTATGAAAGCCATTGAAACTGGAGAAGCACCGGAAATGCTTGTAAAACGTATGAGTGAACTGGAAAAGGAACAGAGAAAACTTACTAATCAATTGAAAGAGGAAGAAAAAACTATCATCTATGTTGATAAACCGAAAGTAATCTTCTGGTTAGAAAAATTCAGACAGGGTGATATTAACAATGAAATGTTTATGAAACAATTGATAGACCTCTTTGTTAATTCAGTTACAGTATGGGATGAAGATGATACCCATTTCAAAATCACAATAGCCTATAACATCACTCCCTTTCCGACAAAAACGTACCGTCTTAACAAAGACGGTACAATCGGATTTATCCCTGATACCTCCACGTTTGAAGTCAAATCCGATATATTGATACATACTATCAGAAAAAGACTTAACCCACATAGATGGTCTAAATTTAATTACAAAATATCAAGATGTTTCAAGCGTAGTAAGAAAGCAATCTAACCCGTTAGCTTGCAACATACTCATATACTTCTTTGCAGTAGCTTTATCAGCATATTTGCCTAAAGCTATTACACAATATGTATCTTTACTTTCAGTAGGGATAATAACAGGATTTTCCTCTGTTACTACCTTACCATGATATTTATTGTAAAACTCCTGACTCCATGTAGCACGAGCATTTTGAACCACAGTACCAGTATCAAAAGGTTTTTCAAATTCAAACAACATGATATTACTTGCTTCACGAACAGAATTACAGGAATTGAGTTTACCAACAAGACCAAATTCCTGAAGTTCACTCCACAGAAAATCAAGCTGCATATTCAAATCACCAATTGATTTACCCTGACTTCTTGCAAGATTCAGCAGTCCTTGTTTCCTGCTCCAGAATGTCCACTGAGCAAGACCATAACCCGCCTGATCTTTTACAAAATTGTCATACACATAGCTATCAACAGCCATTGTATATTGATGGTCAGTCATACCAAGAACAGCTTCAAAATTATTCTGAAGATTCTCAGGTTCAAGACCACTTTCAGCATAGAGATTACCCATTATACCCGCAACAGCATAATCGGTAAATCCTTTACCCTTCAGGTAATTCCAAATAATAATTTCATTCATATTACTGTCCTTGCGGTTTAGGTTCTTCATAAGTCATAGCCAACTTAGAGTCACTAAAACCCGCCGTTGTCGGGTCATTGACAATACCCACGATAGAAAGAATGGCAAACATACAATCTACCACGAACAAAATCTTATTTCCCAAATCTCCAAAATCGAGGGGATAACCAAAAACATCAGCAATTGCCTGAATCAGCAGCAGTATCATAGGAATGATACTCATCCAAAAATTCTTATTGCGAATACGCACTTTCCAGTTAATCATGATTTACCTCCATGCTCAATATTTTCAAAATAATCATCTAATCTTCTATGAGCGGATTTAGTAGATTCTTCCACCTTAATCACTCTGTCACGAAGTTCACGAACATCATCTTTCATGTTCCTCATATCTGCTTTAATTTCATTCACTCCATCATTGATATTTTCAAGTTTTACAATCAACGTTGTCAATTGTGTTGTTTCTTGTTTTGTATCAGAGGAATTTCGTGATTTGATGGTACTAAAGCCTACTATGGCTGAAACAATCAGACTTAATATAGATACACCAATAGGGATATATTCCATGACTCACCACCTTTTTAAGAAAAATGGAGTCACCTTATCAGGTAACTCCATTGAGTTTTATAAGTCTTGAACTTATATATCTGTATTATATCATGCTTCTAATGCTTCTTTAACTGCTTCGTACCATTTAGGAGGTACTTCTTCTAAAGTCATCTTACCTTTTTTGATACGCTTCACATAAAATTCCACCATATTAACCTCCTATCAATTCAGCTAATTCAGCAATAGCATCTTCATAAATATCAAGTGTTTCCTGAAGTTTTTCCTCATAAGTTTTATCTCTCAAAAAGAAACCTTTAGTTCCATCATAAGGATAAATACCTTCACACACTTGATCTTCCAGAACAATATCACCTACTTCAACATGACTGAGATTATCAGCAGTCAGCATTTCAGAAGTAATATCATCTGACAACCAGTTACCGCACCCGTCAGCAACCACACTGATGATTGTACCATCAGCAAATTTCATATTAAGCATCTCTGTTCCATCCATATATCTAATCCTTCCCCGTATAACTCTCTATACAGTTTAATAATATTTTTAATTTGAAACTTTGACATAACTTTCCTGTAACCACATATCCAAGACCTGAATACTTCTTCTACTCTTTCAGGAGTAGTGACATACTGCATCTTCTTCAACTTTCTTCTCATTCTTGTAACAGTTTTCTTACCAATCCTGACTACAACATGACCATTTTCTTTCAAATAATACCGATACTGTAAGAATACAAAAGGTTTACTGATTTTACAAATCTGTGTTTTCTTATCACTTACAAACAACCTGTTCTTACGAGCAGTATTATCAAATACTTCTCCTAATAATTTTAACTGATTCTTATCTCTATGAATCAGGTATGTATCATCCATATAACGAGCGTAATACTTTTGACCGCAGACAATAGTCATCATCTTATCAATATCCGTAGGAAAACTGATAGCGGTAATTTGTGAAGTTTGATCTCCTACAGACAATGACTTGTTTAACATCTTCAATTTCCTATGTTCTTCAAGACCACCATTTTCACGATATTTCATAATGTTTATCTTTGAATGTTTTGCTTTCTCATAATCTTCATCACTCAGAAAAGATACGTCAATGTTGAAAGAATCATAAGCCTGTTGTACCAACTTCAAAGCAAATTCATCATGTTCATATTTCTTTATCATCTCAAAAGCTAATTTATGGTCAATATTGTCATAAAATCCGCTGAAGTCTGATAACCTGATATAACCATCATTCGTACCGTATTCTCTGTAAAATGATTCTAAATGAGCAATTAACCTTCTTCTGGTAAAATCTACTCCTTTATCTTTTAAAGAAGCACCGTTATCATAAATCAGTTTCGGTCTAATATGAGGAATGAGATATAAATCATTCAATACGTGTTTAACAATCCTGTCTCTTGCCCGTAAAGCGGTAATAGGTCTTTTATGACCTCTTTCACTTACGGTAAATCTGGAATATTCCTGTAATTCATATCCTTTTCCGGTTTTCCTGAAGTTCTCTAAATCCTTTTGAAGTTTCAGCACTTCTTCAGCTTTATTCCACCGAAAACGCTGAACTTCCTGTTTCCAACCACTACCCTTTTTGACTTTATCAAATCCTGCATAAAGGTTGTTAGCATCAGAAATAGGATGTACTTCTTCAATGTTTGTATAAAAATCCCAATTGTACATAAAGAAAATCTACAGTTATACTAATCGTAATTAATAACATCATTTTCTTGCGTATTCGCCATTTCTGGACAGGATAACCTCTCCTTCCTATCATCTCAATTATGCTCTGAATCAATTACTACATTCAGAAGCATGAGCGGGGAATCGGGGACGGACACCATTAGCGTTGGATGACCCGTTGTTGTTGGCATTACCGTTGTTGTTCACATTCGCAGCGTTCGTAGCACTGTTCACTGACCGCAACCACCAGTTAGCACGGATTTTTCAGAGATTACCCTTGTTTTCTATTTCTTTCCTTATCTTATTACAAGACTGTCTCCATCCTCTCAGAACTGTCATTTCTCTTTCAATGATTTCAACAGTCTTGACAATAAAATTCTTATTTGAAGGTATGGTATCTGCTATATAATTTAACTCCCGTTTTAAATTACTGCATAATCCGATAGCTTCATCTTGTAGTTCCCGTTGTTTGTCACACTCCCAAAGGTATTGAGGTCTTAATATGTTGGCTTGATCTATATCAAATATGATTTTACGTAATATTCTATCAAGTATAGAACGTTCATTGTTTATAAACCATTCATCAAATTGTTCAGCTTCTAATCTCTTTTGTTCATTACTTGCTAACCATTTATCCTGAGAGTCTTTACTCCAATCAGCCCAGTTGGACGGAGTATTAGGAAGTTTTCTTGCTTTCTTCCCGAAACGTCTAAAACTCAACTCAGTAATTTGTCTCCGCATATCGAGAGCCAAATCACGAGCAGTAAAGGGCGTTTCCTCTCTCTTACTTTTTAATACACTCATACTTATACCTCAATCTTTAGAGCGGGGCTTGCGCCCCGCAGACTACCCGACTAAAAGGAAGCGGGGACGGACACCATAAGCGTTGGATGACCCGCCGGAGTTGGCAAAACCGGCGGCGCTCACATACGCAGCGTGCGTAGCACTGGACACTGACCGCAACCACCAGTTAGCACGGATGTTCACTTTGCTTCTATCATACCTAAATAAACTAAACTGCCATTTATCAATACCTATCTCATAGGCTCTGTTCCCCCATACATATTGTCCATAAATTTGTAATTCATTCGGCAAGTCACAGAGTGACATTCTGTCATCAGCAGTCCAAGCCGTACTTTTGAACCACGCCCAAGAAGAAGGCGTACCGCTTGCTGAAGCATCAGCAGGATTAGGATAAATCACATCAATTGCTTTCACATGATCTGCACCGAAAGCAGTTCTGACAATCGTATCAGCAGCTTTCATAACGACCTGTCTCATTCTGGAATACTTATACCCACCCGCTGTTGTATTTGTGTTCGGGTCAGCAATTGTAGCGTTCCATTTCTTTACAACATCAGTTTCCTGACTGCTTACTGATACCGTATCATCTCCTGTATATGCTCTGTAATTTGCAGTATTGATATACTCCAAAGTAACCGGAGTAGCCGTAGCATCTGTATTATACAAGACCGTACCAGACGGAATACTCATTCTTCCTACAGGCATCATAACCAAATGATGAACATTCAAATCATGACTGTCCCCTGTTCTGATATAGTAGTCAAAATCAACGATCATGTAATCCTGACCACCCGCAGTAATATAGTCACCAAGATATAAATCTTCAAATAGATCATATCCGTTTGTACCTTTAATCCTGTCCCAAAGTGAACCATCTGTAAGGTATGATGTAATATCTTTTCCACGGGGTACGGAATTATGAAAAGCAACTACTGTTTCATCAACCCACCGTAACAGAGTTCCTACTTCAGTTTTTGTATAGTATCTCTCATCATGATTATGAGTTGAAGGAGGAAATGTAGAAGGAATATCATCTATATCTGTGTCCCAATCGGCTTTATTTTTTCCTGCTAATGTTCCTAAATCAGAAGTATTTGCTTTATCTGCAAGAGCAGAATATACCCCACCTGATTTTACAGGATTATTAGAACTTTGTGTAGGCGTATCATCAAAAGTTAAACTATCCTGTTTATTTCCAAGTGCCGTATAAATACCACTTGATTTTACAGGATTGTTTGAATTAGCTGTCGGCGCATTATCAAACGTCAGAATATTTTGTTTGTTTGCAAGCAAAGTATTAATTTCCGATTCACTATAATATAGGTCATCATGATTATGAGTGGACGGTGGGAATGTGGAAGGGATATTATCAATATCAGTGTCCCAATCTGCTTTATTCTTACCTGCAAGCGCACCGAGGTCAGAGGCATCAGCTTTATCAAACAGCAGAGCATCGGTCTCGGTCTTGGTGTAAACGTCATCAGTATCAGCCTTATCCGCAAGCAAAGCATCCGCTTCGGTCTTTGTATAATAACCACTCAAATCGACTGTTGCCAGACCGAATTTTTCCCAGTGATTGCTAACGTATATCCATTCGGCAAAAAGATCATTTTGTCCGCCGTTGGTCGGAACAAAATAAAAGGTATTCGCCTGTGGGTTTTGGATGGTCGGGACATACGTGAGCGGATCATATTCTCCAGAAACACAAATATGAATAGCGAAGTTATTGATATTGTCAATCTGCTCCTGAAGCTCACTGATCAGATATGCGACCACGACTGGCTCAAATGCGTATTGCGGGTCATTCCCGCCATCATAGTCATAATGATAAAATCGACCATTATAATAAATATACTGATTCGTATAACTTTCCTCGGGATCATAAAGTACATAAGTGACGATGGAAATCGCATTATGGTTTAAAAACTCATTATAGTAATAATCAGCACTGGAGCTTCCAGACCAACTCGTATCTGTATTGAAAACGAATAAATGATCTCCGTAACTGTAATAATCTCCCGCTTTTGCGCTTCCGTTATTTGTAAGCTCATGAACATCTAAAAGTTCAAACCGACTCGGTAACAGTTCTTCAGTAATCCTTTGCAAAAGATTGTCTTTGATGAGAACATCCCCGATTTCATAAGTATGACCTGTAATGTAATATTCCGCAAGCAATGGTTTTTCGTTGACTGTTTCACAAATTTCATAAGTTCTTGCATCGGCAGCTGCTTTCAAATAGACCACTACCCCGTTCATCAGGTCATTGACTGCTCCGGTCATCTGATTCAATTGCTCTGCTGACAACTGGGTGTTGGCAGTGTCAGTATACTCGGTGGCATCTTCAAAAGAGACTGTATTGTCTGGATTGTCATATCGCCTGAATTTCTTCAGCCCAGACCAGATCAGATTTCTAAAATTGGTAGGTAAATTAGTCCAAGGCATAATCTCATCCTCCTAACGTTTGTGTAAAATTGGTATAAATTCTTTGAATTTTCGTTTCAATTGCATTGATTTTAGCACTCCTCCAAAAAGGAGTATTTCGGTAAGAACTATCGTTTGAATAATTTAGATAAGTGGAATACGGAATATGACTGTCCGCTGTATAAAGAGTAGTGGTATAATATTGTGGCTCCAATCCACCTCTATCATATAGAAAGTAGTAAGGGTCAGATTTAAAAAACGGAGGATAAGCCTCACTTATAAAACCATAACCATAATAGTAATTGGTAGGTTGTTTCCCTTTATCACCCGCATTTCGATAATATGTCGGAACTTCAAAATAATTAATAAAACGAGGATGAGTTAGTAACCAATTATCCAATAAAACATCTAAAACAGCTAAGGCGTTGTACCAAAGCCAGAAAATCCAAGAAAAATTCGTTGTTCCTTTTATCAAATCACTTCTTCTATTATTTCTTCTGATATGGTTCGGATTAATATCTAATAACGCATAATAGTAATAGAAGTGACCCTCATAAGGATAGACATATGTGGGATACAATATATTTAAAAGGTCATAATCCTGATATATTTCAATTGCCGTATCAGTCAAATAGTTGATATTGTCATCAATCCTGATAGCATCTTCATAATTAAAATAATCATTGTCAACCCAATTTGTTTTAGGAGTTACCCAACTCATTCCAATTCTCCTTTCTTTAGCGTCTTAAGTGAGCCAGAAAATGCCCCATTAAAACCAAGTGATAGTTCTGTAATAAGCACTCTCATCTTTTCGCCGTTGTATTTCCGCTGAACCACATCATCGTTTGCATCAATTTCAGGATCACCACGAGTTTCATATTCATATGTCCCGTCTAAAGAGTAATATTCTTTCAGCCAGTTTAAAAGATTTTGAGCCATTTGCTGAGTAGTAATGAGGGGATTTTCCCATTTGATAACTGCGCCCCCATTATGTAAAGTCTCTTCAACCGGATATTCAGTGCTCTCTCCTTCGGAGTAGGTATAATACGGGACAATGATTTTTTCAAGCACTTCAAATTTATTAAATTTCGGATAGCTCATCAAATCAATGTCGGTAAATTCTTTACTATATCCGTTGAAAATTTCAAGATAATTGATCCTGATACAATTATTTTTTACAGCGGTTTCGATAAATTCAATTTCGATTTTGTCTGCATAACCATTCTCAAATTCAACCGTTACATCCCGCTCATTATTAACGTATGTAACTTGCTGAATTAATTCTTCATTACTAAAAGTTCTAATCAAAAATCTGGTAGCATAAGTTGTTCCGAAAATGATATGCAAAGAACTCACAGACGTTAATTCCGCAAAAGTTATTGTCAGCATAGGATTTTCAGTTCCGCTCTTGTCATTGAGTTCGTAAGGCAGATTTAATATATTATTCCTCAAAACTTCTTCTGAGAGCATCATATCTCTTGCAGGTTTAAATAGCCCATATTCGTTGGAAACCTGATAGGAAACATATCCAACACTCAACCTTTCTGGATCATCATGCCAAGTAGGAAAATTCTGTGAGCCGTTTAGTTTCAGGAAATTATCCTCTAACGCAGCGTATTCATGTTTATTGTTATTTTCCAAGATATTTTGTAAATCGGATATATCACTTTTTTGACCATTGGAAGATAATTCAAAACTGTAAATTTCATCACCGATTTTTACCGAACCGTTACGCTTAATGAAAAGTTTTTTACACCCTGCATTTGCTACAATCTGCAATGCCTGTTTACAACTCATCTTCCCTAAAGCATTTATAGTGGTAATGGATTTCAAATTATCATCAATATCATAGGCAGTAATACCCATTTGCTCAAATATTGAAACGGCGAGATTGTAAAGAGTAATGTTTTCATAATTCCCGCCGGAATATTCTTTATCATTCGCTTGTAAAATGTCTCTGGCGTAAATAGTCGCTGATTCTTTATCACTCGACCAACTTTCCACGAAAAGTTTTGCACCTTGCAGCCATTCAATATGGTCTGAAAGTTCATAACCGTAATAGACATTTACTTCGGTATTTGTGTCGAATTGATTCAGGATAGATTTCGGATTGTCGGTATCAAAGTAGTGATTCTGATTCACCAATTTCACACTGAAGTTCATTTGCGGAAGATTCTCACCAATCGGAGATATACTGCTGTCCAAATCGGAATCCAGAATCATATCGTTTTGATACTCAAAGCCGGAATCAAACCGGATTGAATACAAGCGAAATCTGCTTTCATGATTCAGCATTTCAGTAACTGTCATGGTCAGGTCAGTGACCTCTTCAAATTCCTGATTAATTTCACAAATTCTCCCCTGAGTGTTTTCAAATTCATAAGTATTTGTGCCATCAGAAAGAGAAAAATTTAAAGGATAGTTTTCGCCAAAATTGAAAATCATAATATTGAAATTTACCGGAGCAGGGTCAAAAGAAATAGTAAATTGATAAGGTTCATCTGAGATTAAATTTCTTCCGATTAATCCTTTTTCAAGACTGTCTTCAGACCAACCACTCCCGAAATATTTTGATCCGTCCAATTTTATAAAATTTTCTTCAAGAGCTGCATTAACATAATCATCGTTACCGTTCTTAAAAATACGGGATGTATCAGAATATGAAAGCTGATTGTAGGCTGAAATTACAGCAGCATTTTGAGCCTGTGCGTTAACCCCGCCGAAAGTGACACGAATATAACCTCTGTTGCGCAGAGGCTGTCGCATACTTTCTTTGTATTCTTTGGAAACATACTGCATATCATTCTCCGGTATCAATAAAATTGACTTTACAATTCGTGTAATGAGTGGGGTTACCATCTGAATCCACCCAATACGGTTCAGCAGTCCTGTCACCGCAATACATCTTGATTGTGATTGGATTACCTGAAACTGGATCGGGAAAAGTTACATTGAAATAGAAATTGCTAATTAAACTGAGAATGTTGCCCCATTCTTCAGCAGTTAACCAAGCCCACTCCAGACCGTCAAGTTTATATTGATCCCGACCAATTCTTTGACCGACAACAACTCCATTAGCATTACGACCCGCATTGACAACCGTGGTGACTATAGGATGTACTCCTCTTTTCGGATATGGTAAATCTACACCGTTAACTTTTATATAGCTCATAATTACCTCGTAAATTTATATCCATCTGCTTTAGTTTGACGGTCATAAGCGTCTTTAATTTCACGATTTCCGATTTTCACTACAGGTCTTTCATCTTTATCAGCCTGTCTTTGCATGTTAGCGTCCATATTCGCCATCATCGGCTGCATATAACCCATATAAAACTCAATCAGGTCTGGCAAAGTTAATCCGACTTCATGACTGTTTTCAGATAATCTCTCATCAACACGTTTAGCAACTTCATCCATCCATCCGGTATAGCTATCAAGAGGTAGGATAGCTTCACGACCTGCTTCTCCAAAAAGATGAGTCGTTCCTTTATAATTGGTCAAAGTAGGTCTATTGATGATAGATCCTGTCGCATGAGGTACTATCCCACCTGTAGCAAATCGTGGAATTTTGACTGATAAATTATTTAAAGCACTCATGTCTACATTGGCTTTTACGCTAATTGTTATCTGAATATCTCTTTCAATGCTACTTAAAGCGTTCTTTATCTGGTTGAGATTTTGATCAAAACCGGATACAGCCATTAACGATACTCGTGAAGTAATCTCTGTAGGAATACTCAACAAATCATCAATTATCTTTTTTAATGCTATATCGAATGTTGCAGCTTTCTTCACTTCCACTACTGTTGTGATTTTATCTTTTATCTTTGATAACTCTTTGTTTAATTGCGATACAGCCCCTGTAATTTTATTTACAGCTAAAGATGTAGCTAAAGATGTAATGAGTAGATTACCTGCTCTCGATATGGTATTAATCCCGCTGCTTATTGCATCACCAAGAGATTTTACGATTTGGTTACCAGTCTTACTGACTGTATTTATCCCACTGCTGATAGCAGTACCAAGAGCACTAACTATTTGATTTCCCGCTTTTGTGATCGTACTAACACTGCTGCTGATAGCATTACCAAAAGCAGTTACAATTTGTTTCCCAACTTTACTGATTGTATTAATCCCATCACCGATTGTATCGCCGAGAGCGGTCACAATTTGTGCCCCTGCCTTAGAGACTGCGCCGATACCACTGCTGATTGCATCGCCGAGAGCGGTCACAATTTGTGCCCCTGCCTTAGAGACTGCGCCGATACCACTGCTGATTGCATCGCCGAGAGCGGTCACAATTTGTGCCCCTGCCTTAGAGACTGCGCCGATACCACTGCTG